ACCAGGAGCACGCTCCCGCAAGTACCGACCGGGGGGATTGAGTCAAAATGACACACGGCCCGCAACCTAAACCGACGGCGATCAAGCGCCTCGAGGGCAACCCCGGCAAGCGCAAGCTGAACGACCGCGAGCCCGATCCGACCCTCGGATGCACTCCTCCTCCGTGGCTGCCCACGGGCGCCCGCGTGGAGTGGGAGCGCGTCTACCCTGAGTTGTCATCGCTCGGTCTCGTCACCGTGGTTGACCAGGCGTCGTTGTCTTGCTGGTGCCTTGCCGTTGATGCGCTCGAGCGTGCGTCCCGGCAGTTGGTGCCTACCGAGGAGAACCCGACGCCGGAGATCCAGATAACCGAGAGCGGGTACGAGTGCGTGAGTGGTGCGGAGCTGATGCGGCGTCAGGCGATGAAGGACATCCGGGCATTCTGCCAGGAGTTCGGATTCTCGCCGGCGGCGCGGTCTCGGATCGCCGTGCCGGAGAAAACCGATGGTGGGCTCGATGCCCTACTCGGAGGCACTCCCAACTGATGCCGTTTGACGAGGCGAAGGCAGACCGCGCTCAGAACTTCTTCGAGCGCGTGCTGGTGCATACCGATGGCCGATGGGCGGGGAAGCCGTTCATCTTGACCGACTGGCAGCGTGACGAGATCATTCGACCGCTGTTCGGGACCGTCAACGAGGACGGGACGCGGCAGTACCGCACGGCTTATTTGGAGGTCGGGCGGAAGAACGGAAAATCTGAGTTAGCCTCTGGGATCGTGTTGTATCTGCTCTGTGCTGATGGCGAGCAGGGGGCGCAGGTGTACGGGGCCGCCGTAGACCGCGAGCAGGCGACACTCGTCTACCGGGTGGCGTCTCGGATGGTGATGGCGAGTCCGATTCTTCGCAATATATGCGAGGTGATCCGATCCACGAAGACCATCAACGTGAAATCAACGAACTCGTTCTACCGGGCGATTCCGGGCGACTCCGCCGGCGCGCATGGGTACAATGCCAACGGGATCGTTGGAGACGAGATCCACGCATGGGCAAATCGTGAGCTGTGGGACGTGCTGACCACCTCGACCGGGGCGCGCGAACAGCCGCTAGTGTTTGCGATCACCACGGCGGGATTCGACCGTAAGTCGATCTGCTGGGAGCTCCACGAGTACGCTCGCAAGGTGCTCGAGGGTAACTTGGAAGATCCTACGTTCTTCGCATGGATCAGGAGCGTGCCGGAGGAGGCAGACTGGACCGATGAGAAGGTGTGGCACATGGCGAACCCCGCGCTCGGTGACTTCAGGGACATCGACGAGATGAGGACCATGGCCCGCCGTGCGAAAGAGACACCGGCGCTTGAGAACACGTTTCGGCGCCTGTACCTCTCTCAGTGGACGCAGAGCGAGACGCGATACATCCCGATGGAGAAGTGGGCCGCCACCGCCGGCGAGGTGGACGCGGAATCGCTACGCGGGCGCGAGTGCTACGCGGGGCTCGATCTGGCGACCACCACCGACGTGGCCGCGCTGGTGCTGGTGTTCCCGCCCGAGGGCGAGTCGGACATCTACAAGGTGCTGCCGTTCTTCTGGATTCCAGAGGACAACATGCACGACAGGGTACGCCGCGACCGGGTTCCGTATGACGTGTGGGAGCGGCAGGGGCACATCGAGGCGACACCGGGCAACGTGATCGACTATGCGTTCATCCGGGCGAAGCTCAACGAGCTATCGCAGATGTACTACATCCGAGAGGTGGCGTTTGACCGTTGGGGCGCGCAGAAGATCAGCACCGAGCTACAGGACGACGGGTTCACGATGGCTCAGTTCGGTCAGGGGTTCGTTTCGATGAACTCACCGACGAAAGAGCTGCTGAAACTCACCCTTGAGGAGCGATTGCACCACGCCGACAACCCTGTTTTGCGGTGGATGTGCGACAACCTCGTGGTCCGCATGGACCCCGCCGGCAACGTGAAGCCCGACAAGGAAAAGAGCACCGAGAAGATTGACGGCATGGTGGCGCTGATTATGGCGCTTGACCGCGCCACGCGGCACCTTGGGCCGTCTGATTTTGAGGTTATAGCGATTTGAAGCTGCCAATCGACGCACGAGACGCCTTCTATCTAGCGGGCCTGGGAGGGGTATGCGCTGGAGTGTGGGGCGAGTATGGCTGGACGTGGGCGGCAATGGTCTGCGGCGCCGTGCTGTTGATGACTGCCGTTTTGACCCTCCGAAAGAGGAGTGACTGATGGGCTTTTTGGAGCGAATGTTCGAGACCAGGGGCTTCAACTCCGGGGATGACTTCTGGTACTCTCCAATCGGTCATTCCGTACAATCTAAAGCTGGCGTTCCGGTTGGCAACGAGACCGCGCTGCGGTGTGCCGCTGTAATGGCCTGTGTGAAGGTTCTCGGGGAGAGCATTGGCTCACTACCGTGCCATCTGTACGAGCGACAGGAGCGGGGCCGCGAGCGTGCGCGTGACCATTGGGCTTACAAGCTCATGCACGATCAGACCGGGCCGCGCACGCCGTCGAGTCGCTGGTTTGAGACGGCGATGTTCCACATGGTGCTCACCGGAAACCACTACTCGGTCATCGACTGGACGAACGGCGGCGAGGCTCGCCAGCTCATCCCGCTGAACCCCGACCGCGTCGATGTTGAGGTATCAGAGCGCGGGGTGGTCTCCTACAAGTACCAAGACAGCAAGGGGAAGGAATACAACTACTCCGAGGCGAACATTCTCCACATTCCGGCGTTCTCGTGGGACGGGGTCTCTGGCATATCACCGATAGGCTACGCCCGCGAGACCATCGGCACGGCGACCGCCACCGACGAGTTTGGGGCGCGGTTCTTCTCCAATGGCACCAACATGGGGACCGTCTTCACGATGGCGGAGGGTACGCGGCTCGGGACTGACGAGAAAAAGAAGGCCGTTGAGGACTTAAGGAGAGAGTTTGCCGGCCTTGGGAAGTCGCACAACGCGATCCTCCTGCCGCCCGGTGTCACCGCCAGCAAGGTCAGCATCCCGCCGAACGATGCACAGTGGCTCGAATCTCGGAAATTCAATAAGGCAGAGATTGCCTCGATCTTCCGCGTGCCGCTGCACATGATCCAAGAGCACGAGAAGAACACCTCGTGGGGCACCGGCATTGAGTCGATGTCGCTCGGGTTCATCGTCTACACGCTGCGCCCGTGGATGGTCCGCATTGAGCAGATGCTGGACCTCAAGCTGCTCGCCGGCAACGACCGCGAGCGGTTCTACTTTGAGTTCCTGCCGGAAGCACTCCTGCGGGGCGACATGAAGTCCAGTTCTGAGTATTTCCAGATCATGTTGCAGAACAAAGTGATGACCCCTAACGAGGTCCGCGAAAAAATCAATATGAATCCGGTAGAGTGGGGTGATGAGCCGGTGGCCCCGGAAAACCTCTACGGAAAGTCGCAAGACGCTCCCGCAGATGAGATTCCAGACGAGGAAACCAAGGCGGCGTGCGAATGCGGCCAAGAGCACCGCGCAGAACCCTCCGATGACTTCCTCGATCACCCGCGCCTGTCGATCCAGCGGTCATACCGTCGCGTGATACGCGATGCGATGTCCCGTGTGATCCGGCGCGAGAAGCAGGACATCATGCGGGGTGCCGAGAAGCATCTACGGAAGGCTCGCGGCAAGGGTGAGACCCGTGGCATAGAGACGCTTACTCAGTTCATTGAGCAATTCTACTCAGACCACGAAGAATTCACCCGTGAGGCGATAACGCCTGCATTCACCGCACTTGCCGAGGCGATTGGCGCCGAGTCGATGCGGGAACTCGGGCAGACGTGGGAGTGGAGCGAGGAACTCGATGCGTGGATGGTCGCGTATATCGAAGCGTTCGCCAACCGGCATTCAAATCAGTCGAGGGGGCAGTTGCTCCAGATGCTCGATGAGGTTGAGGCCGAAACCGGCGACATTCTCTCCACCGACGAGGTGATTGCCGCTCTTGGGCAGCGATTCGAGGAGTGGGAAGTTGGCCTCGACGGTGCATTGACTCGTGATGGCAAGATTGCCGCCCGTGAGGCCACCAGGCTCGGGCAGGGGTTCGCCGCTGCTGCGTTCTTCGCGGCTGGCGTAGGGTCGCTTATATGGCGCGCTACGGGGTCTGAAACGTGTCCTTATTGCACCGCGCTCAACGGTCGCAGCGTGGGACCGTCGCAATCGTTCCTGTCCGCTGGTGAGGACTTCTCGCCTGGTGGGTCCGCGCCGCTTCGCCCGCGTTCCAACATCTCACACCCGCCCTGTCACGCGGGGTGTGACTGCATTTTGATCCCAGGAGGATAGCAATGCCACAGACAAAAGACGACACCCTGCGGGAACGCAGGTCGATGGTGGTGCGCGAGTTCCGCGCTGAAGACGACGGCAAGATCGTCGGTTACGCGGCGGTGTTCGATGAGACCACCAACATCGGCGGCATGTTCGACGAGGTGGTGAGGCAGGGCGCATTCGCCCGCGCCATCAAGGAGAAACAGGATGTCCGCGCCTTGTGGAACCACGACCCGAACTTCGTTCTTGGTCGCACGAAATCCGGCACGCTCAAGCTCGAGGAAGATCGTAAGGGGCTTTGGATCGAGATTAACCCGCCGAACACGCAGGCGGCGCACGATCTCATGGAGTCGATGAAGCGTGGCGACGTTGACCAGATGAGTTTCGCCTTCCGTGCGGTCGAGGAGACCTGGACCGAGCGCAAGGACGAGATGACGCTGCGCGAACTCAAAGATG